GCACGCGTCCGACACGTATGCAGACATCGAGGCGACATTCGCACTGGGCGAGCGGTGGACGGATATGGATTCGGTCTCGGCGGTGTGGTGGAATGACTTCACAAGGATCGCAACGGTTCTCGACAGCGAGGGCAAATGCACCGTACCGCACGAGGTCTTGATGCGTAAAGGCTGTGTCAGAGTCAATCTTGTCGGCTCGGTGGTAGAGAACGGCGAGCTTGTCACAAGGCTGACATCGTACTCGGCTGAGGCGGTTCACGTCAACGAGAAGATAAAGCTGACGGGCAACGAGACATCCGAAATCACCCCATCCCAGTATGAGCAATTCGTAGCAAACGTAAAAGCAGACGCAGACAGAGCGGAAGCGGGTGCAGACGAAGCAGAACAGAGCGCACAGAGCGCAAGCGAATCGGCAGACAAAGCAGAACAGGCGGCAAGTGATGCAGGGTATATGGAATTTCATATAGACGATAACGGGCATCTGATATATGAACGCACAAGCAACGTAGACCAAATAGACTTTGAATTAGTGAACGGTCATTTAATTTTGGAGGTAGCGTAAATGGTAACAAAAGATTTAGGCATGGTAACTGCATACGCCTATGCGGTGGCAGGAGGCTATACAGGCACGGAAGAAGAATTTACACAGCTTATGGCAAGCCTTGCCGATGAGGTGAGCAGAATCGAAAATCTTTCGGTTACTGTTGTAACACTTCCTGCAGGCTCACAGGCTACAGCATCGCTGAACGGCTCAGTGCTGTCTCTTGGGATTCCAAGAGGGGACAAAGGCGAAAAGGGCGACAAGGGAGATAAGGGAGATAAGGGAGATAAAGGCGACACAGGCGATGTCTCACAGGAACAGTTTGATGCTGCTGTTTCTGATTTAAAGAGCGACTCTTTACAGCTTGCGGACGGCTTGACGCATATTGATGAGTCTTTGTTCGTAAATGGATCTGTTGGTTCGGATGGGTCAATAAATACCTCTGCAACGGACAATATTGCGACACCGAATGATTTAGTTTTCCCTTATGATGTCTATTTTACACTCAACGATTCCGCATATCGCTACAAAGTTCTTACAAAGCAATCTGAAAGTTCTTACAGCGATAGTGGTTACCTGACAACTTCAGGCTATGGCATCGCATCAGGAGTAAAATTCAGACTTCAGATAAATAAGACGGGCAGTTTTGCAACAGCTAAAATCCCAGTATTTGCAAGGCAAGTTTCCATAATGACCGAAGACTCTTACGAAACTCTGCTGAACACTACAAACATTCAGTACATTCAGCACGGCAGGGAACTGTTAAAAGGCTTTTTCAGAAGAGGGTCGCTGTCAGGTGGTTCATTTGCAGGATGGGTAAATTATCGTGTTGCTACACCAAATGTAATAAGGTATGACAGAGCGATAACGATAAAGGCAAATAGTGGTTTTAGATTTGCTATACAAACAGTTAATGCGGAGGATGCATTTGTTGCTGATTTGGGTTGGTTTACAAGCAAAACACTTGATGCCAATCAAGGATTCAAGATGATTGTTGCAAGGTCTGCCGACACAGAAGATTCAAGCGAAAAAGCAGATGTTTTTGAGTTTTATTCACAAGTAAGCATTCAAACTGCTTTTGCGGATTATGTAGACTCAATCTCAGGTGCAGACAATCTGCTCTCAATCCCTATTTTAAACAATGGAAGAGCAAGGCTTGTGGCACACATGGGATACCATTTAAATGAGCCTGAAAATACACTTCCTGCGTTTGAAGAAGCAGGAAAACTTGGATATTGGGGAATCGAATCAGATTTACAGCAGACATCAGACGGATACTATGTCATGTGCCATGACGATACTGTTGACAGAACAACGGACGGAAGCGGTTCGATTTCTTCGATGACATTGGCGCAGATAAGAGCGTTACACATTACAGAAGATACATCACTCACCATACCGACATTTGAGGAGTATCTTTCAGCTTGCAAGAGATATGGGTGCGTTCCAATCATCGAGCTTAAAAGTACGATAACAAACACATCTGCTTCGTATGAGTTAATCATCGACATAGTAAAGGATTTTGGATTTGATGATAAGAGCGTGATCTTTATCGGTTCAAGATACGCATTAAGCAACTTCAGAAGCGCATCTGACTCATTCCCATTTATGCCAGTATATCAGTCTGGTCTGTCATGGGATTGGGATACTGAATTCGCTTTTACATCCAGCTACAAAAACACAGGAATGGCTTGGGATTATCTTGACAGTATTACATTTGCGAGAGCGACACAATGCCATGCGAAGAACATGATTTATGGAGCGTTTACTATAGACTCATCTGATTCGGTAAAGACAGCATTTGAAGCAGGAGTGGATTTCGTAACAACAAATACAGTATTGCCAACTGATTAAAATAGACCTTTAAGTCAGTAAATGGCAGATCGGAGACGATCTGTAGGATCACCTCCTATCACATAAAGAGACCCGGGGCATTACGCTCCGGGGCTTTTTTATTGAGGGCGTTTTTTGGGACTCGATGAGGGGCAGAAAAGGGGCAGAATTTTCAAAAAAGTGGTTTTAACGCAATCCCAATGATTCCAACACATTGAAGCGTTAAACGTTGAAATTCCAACACGTTGAAGGCAAGAAACACCAAGAACAGACAACAGCAAACAAGGGCCTGAATGGGTTCAAATCCCCCTCTCTCCGCCATCCTAACCGTTGAAATTTCAAGCTTCAGCGGTTTTTTCTTTTGCCTCGAGGGGCAGATTAGGGGCAGTTTTTGAAAATTTTATTTCCATTTCGTCAGCGATGCCTCTCGATGATGCTGTCGCTCCGCCGAATACGTGCGTGTATTTGTTGAGCGTCGTGCTGATGTTCGAGTGACCCAGCTCCGCACTGATCCTTGCGATGTCTATCCCGCTGCTGTTCAGCATCGTGGCGAACGTGTGCCGGAGCCCATGCACGCTGACATGCTGGATCCCGTGCTGCTGTTCTATCAAAGGCAGGTGATCAGAGAACGTGCTCGGGTGCATCGGTTCACCGAACGGCGTCAGGATCAGATGATCATCATGCTCCCACTCGTATGACGCATGCAGTTCTATCAGCTGGCGAATGTCCTCGCAGATGAAGCCCGGCAACGCAAGCGACCTGCGGGATCTCTCGGTCTTCGTGTCCTGGATCTGTGTCTCCCCGTCCACAACGTGCCTGGTCTTGCTGATCGTGACCGTGCGGAATGCCAGGTTAACGTCTGATTCTTTCAGGCCCAACACCTCAGATCTGCGCAGCCCGCAGAACAAACAGAGCTCATATCCGACTTTGAAGTCGAGTCGTTCGCCTTCCAGTGCGCTCATCAGCTTGATCACATCCTCCTCAGATAGAGTCTTTATCTCCGGCTGTGACTGTTTCGGCAGGGTGACCTTGGCACATGGGTTCTCCGTAAGAAGCCCAAGCTGGATAGCTCTGTCATATGCAGATGACAGCAGGCTTATCGTATTCCTGATGGTCTTTGGAGCGTATTTATTCGCGATTTGAGCGATGTATTTATCTACCTGGTACGGATTTACCTGTGACGCAGTTTGACGCCTTAAAACGCCATCTATGCGGTCCCTGCACATCCTGTAGCCTCTGAGCGTTGTGGCCTTTGCTCCGAGCAGTTTCCGGCTGTCGATGTATGCGTTTATGATCTCCTCGACAGTCTCGTCTGTTGGCTTCACCTGGGTGCATTCCTGCTCGAATGCTGCATACATCCGGTCGAGGTCCTTCTTTCCTTTATATTCGACTATCTTTGAGTAGCGCTTCCGGTTCTTGCCGGAGCCTGTGCTGACGATCAGCTTTGCTTTGTTCTTACTTAGATGTTCTATCATTGTTATCCTCTATAATTATCAAAAAATTCACCCGGCTTAAATTTCAAAACTCTTGCTATTTCTTTTGCCATTTTGAGCCCAGGATCACGCAGACCTGTCTCATATCTGCAATAAGCTGCCTGGCTGATCCCTAACAGTTTGGCAGTCTCTCTCTGCGACAAGCCTCGAGCGAGTCGCTTTTCTTTTATGAATACTCCGAAATCTCTTACGATCGTGTCCATTTTTACACCCTCCTCAAGTTGTATAGTACCATAAAGAATACATTTAGGCTAATAATAATTTACCATTTTGGTATTGACAATCAGCAAACATTAACATATATTAATACATGACAGATATACCAATTCGGTATAACACAACATATAGAAAGGAGGAGCCATGAACGACACAAATCGTAAGATCAGAGCATGGATGGGAGCGAACAGGGTCTCAGGACGCGAACTGGCAGAGAAAATAGGTATGCCATACCCTACGTTCCGCATGAAAATGGCGGAAAAGACTGACTGGAAACTCCCGGAGATCTATTCGCTCATCGAGGTGACCGGACTGGTATTTGACGAGCTGTTCTAATTTTTTTACTTTTCAATATACCAATTTGGTAAAACGGAGGTGCTTATGAGACTCTACACCGCAGAAGAAGCTGCCGAGATCCTGCGCGTCTCTAAGTGGACCGTGTGGAAATACGGCAGAGAAGGCAAGCTGAAAGCAGTCCGGTACGGACGCACAGTCAGATATGACCTGGAAGGAGGTAAAGAGAAAAATGCTTTACGCAGTAACAGTTAAGTACATGGATTTCTACTTCGCGGACAGGGGTGAGGCGCTCGATTTCGCTGAGATCGCTTTCACCCACTCCGAGGAGGATATCGATGTCAAGATCAGATTGATCAAGGACCCAAAGGAGGCAGAGGCATGACAGACGAAATGATCAGAGGGATCCTGCTCGAAAAGAAGAGAGCAGCCAGAAGAAGACGCAATATCGGCATGGCATTCACACTCCTGCTGTATATGGCGGGTGCTGTGTATATCACTTATTCGATCATGATATATTAGGAGGTAACAAATGGAGAAGATGATCAGCTGGAACAACTCGCCCGATGACTATTACAAGGGCAGAATCAAGTCGCTGCAGGAACAGCTCGAGAACGCACAGAAGATGATCGAGTCGAAGAACAGCTACATCGACAAGCTCGAGAAGGCGCTGGCAGACTCGACAACCAAATGCGCAAAGCTCGAGAAGGCGTTCATCAAAGAGGCCGTGAGCAATGTGGAAGTGTAACAGATGCGGCGAGGTCTTCGAGGATCCAGCCAGCAGAGAATACTGCTGCGAGGATTATGCCGGAGTCGGCTCGATGTTTCCTGACAGGCATTACAGCAGTTATGACGTCTGCCCGCACTGCGGATCTGCGAGAATCGAAGAGGTTTGGGAGGACGAGGATGGAATTGAAGAATAAGAAAAGCACACCCGAAGGTGCACTAATCCACGCAACTAAAGAGTACACCTCCGAGGATCAAATTACAAGGAGGTAACTATGAGTAAAAAGATATTAATTCTCGGAAGATCGGGAAACGGTAAGTCCGCAAGCCTGAGGAACTTCAACAAGGGCGAGGTCGGGATCATTTCCGTCCAGGGCAAGGAGCTCCCGTTCAAGTCGGATCTTCCGATATTCACACCGAGGGTCAGCGAAAAGACTCTCAACAAATATCCTGACGTAATGGCAGCGATCAGGGACGCAAAGGCAAAGGTGCTCGTGATAGACGATGCTAACTATCTGATGTCGGATGAGTTCATGAACAGATCCGGCGAGAGGGGCTATGAGAAATTCACCCAGCTGGCACAGAACTTCTATCAGATGCTGCAGATGTGCGACAACCTGTCTGACGATGTGACGATCTACATTATGATGCACTATGACCTGGATGCTGATGGTTATGAAAAGCCGAAGACGATCGGCAAACTGCTCGATGAGAAGATCGTTATCGAGGGGCTGTTCACAACGGTGCTTAAGGCTTCCTGCGTAAATGGTGAGTATGTGTTCATCACGAGGACGGCAGGGAATGACTGCATCAAGGCTCCGATCGGAATGTTCGAGGACTCACAGATCCCGAATGACCTCAAGGCTGTAGACAGGATTATCCGCGAGTATTACGGCATGGAGATCCCGTACAAGTAGGAGGTGGCAGATGCAAAGCATAAGGCCAATAGAAACCTTTTATAAGGGTTACAGATTCAGATCGAGGCTCGAAGCAAGGTGGGCAGTGTTCCTGGACGCTGTTGGAGCAAGTTGGGAGTATGAGCCTGAAGGGTATCAAATGCCGGGCAATCAGAGATATCTGCCGGATTTTCTTGTTCATGATGTAAAGGGCCGAAGCCCGAAAGACCTTTATATAGAGGTAAAAGGTGCACTAACTAAAATGGATCTACGCAAGATAGAGACGTTCGCAGGTCAGTATTGTCCCCGCACTCCTACATTTTCCTGCCATGACTGTCCAGCTGCTGGCAGATGCGGGTATCAGAACTCAGAGAAAAATCCAATACTCATTGTAGGTGCGATACCCGACCCGGAGAACTACTGGAACTTTATGACAGGGTATTGGTACAACCATCAGAACGAACCGTTCTCAGAGCATTACTTCAATTTGTATCTCATGGATGGGGACTGGTTCCCGGCGATTCCGTGCATGAACATAAATGGTGGTCTGCATATTGATGATGGGAATTACAACTACATAGGTGGTGTTGATGAAGGCCTTACTAAAGAGGCGTATCGTCTCGCACGTTCAGCAAGATTTGACTAAATAGGAGGTTATAAATGATCAAGAAATTCGATATCGAAAAAACTAAGGAATACGGCGATTTTCAGATGCTGCCGAGAGGCGGATATGTCTGTGTGATCATGGGCGCTAAGGTCGAGGAGAGATCTGACGGCAGTCAGGTGATCGTACTTGCACTGGATGTCTGTGAGGGCGAATATGCAGCATACTTCCAGCAGCAGTTCAACAGACAGACAGGTGAGAATAAGATTTGGCCTTGCCGTTACTGGCTGAATGTGCCGAAGGATGACGGATCTGAGCGCGATGAATGGGACAAGCGCAAATTCAAGACGTTCACCACTTCGCTCGAAAAGTCAAATGAGGGCTACAAGTTCGACTGGGATGAGACTAAGTTCAACGGCAAGCTGATCGGTGCTCTGTTCAACTACAGAGAGTTCGAGACATCTTCCGGTACTGTCGGAGAAGCTCCGAATCTTGCACAGGTCCGCTCGGTGGACGCGATCCGCGCCGGAGACTTCAAGATCCCGAAGGATAAGAAGCTGCCGGCTACTGGTATCCCTGCAGCAAGCGCCGGAAGTGTAAACGTTGACTCATTCGCTGCCGCCGAAGTTGATATACCGTTCTGATGGAAAGCAAAGGGTGGGTGAAACTCGACCGCAACCTGCTTGAGCATCCGCTCTGGAATGAGAAGCCGTTCAGCAAGGGACAGGCTTGGATAGATATACTGCTCAACGTACACTGGAAAAACAGCACTGACCGAGTCGGAGGCAAGAAAAAGCGAGTAAAGCCCGGTCAGTGCTGGACAACTCTCGGAGAGCTCGCCGAAAGATGGGGCTGGCACAAAGAGAGCGTGAGGAGATTTCTCCATAAACTGGAGTGTGACGGAAGTGTGTCGCTATATGTGACGGCAGATGCGACGCGTCTAACCGTTGAAAATTGGGCATCTTATCAGCATGATGTGTCGGAGGATGTGACGGGTAGTGTGTCTGAAGGTGTGGATTCTACCTATTATATAAAGAATAAAGAAGAAAGAAGTGCCCCCTTCGGGGGTGGTGACCACGATGATGGCGGAATGACAGAGGAGGAATGGAATGAGTTTATACGAGTTCAGGCCGGAAGACCTTGAGAAGTTTAAGGCAGCAATCAACCTCTCGTATAGGGATGTTCGCCAGCGCGGAGATGAGCTCCAACTGCGTGAATGCCCATACTGTCACAGCCAGCATGATCCCTGGACTTTCGCGATCAACGGCAGAACCGGAACGTTCAACTGCAAACGAGCGTCCTGCAGCGTTAAGGGCAATATGATCACTCTCGCGAAGGACTTCGGATTCAGTCTCGGGCGGGATGTCGATGAGTATGAGCACATCGGCACCTGGAGGAAGTTCAAGACATTTAAGGAACCCAAGAAGCAGATCGAGTCGAAAGATCCTGCGATCGAGTACATGAAGACACGCGGGATCTCTGAGGAGGTCGCGAAAAAGTATGAGATCACTTCGAAGGAAGGGCAGGACAACGTCATCGTGTTCCCGTTCAGAGACACGGACGGCACCCTGACATTCATCAAGTACCGGAACTCGACTTTCGTCAAAGGTGAGGGCTCAAAAGAATGGTGCGAGGCCGACACGAGGCCGATCTTGTTCGGTATGAATCACTGTTCCGATAACGGAACACTTGTCATGACTGAAGGGCAGATAGACTCGCTCTCACTCGCAGAGGCGGGCATTGAGAATGCTGTCAGTGTGCCGACAGGCAAGAACGGATTCACATGGGTGCCGTACTGCTGGGACTTCCTGGCTAAGTTCGATGAGCTCATCGTGTTCGGTGACAGAGAGGGTGAGAATATCACACTGCTGGATCCAATGACGAAACGCTTTCACGGCACTGTCAAGTTCGTGCCCCCTGAAGCATATCACGGGTACAAGGACGCGAATGATCTGCTTCGTGCGGAAGGCCCTGAGGCTGTACGCGCTGCAGTAGAGGCAGCTACACCTGTGCCGGATGACTTCATCAAGGAACTCAAGGACATTGCACTGAATGAGGCGGATAACGAGCCTGTGTTCCAGACGGGCGTCAGGAAACTTGACGCCATGACGGGCGGGATGTATCCGGGACAGCTTGTGATCCTCACCGGTGAGCGCGGGAGAGGTAAATCGACATTCGCATCACAGCTGGTGGTCAATGCTGTTGCTGGCGGAGTAAAGTGCTTTATTTACTCAGGCGAAATGCCGAACGCATCCGTTAAAGAGTGGATAGAGCGGCAGATCGCCGGGCCCGAGTGCATCAACCTCGAGGTCCTGCCAAGCGGATACGAGAAGACGCACATCAATGCAATGTATCTTGACTACATCTCAGCATGGCACGAGGGCATGATTTATATCTATGACACGGACGCTCTGATCAATACGGAAGACGAAGGCGTTGAGAAGGATCTGCTTGGGAAGGTCAGGAAGGCCATCGTTCAGTATGGCTGCAGGTTCATCGTTATCGACAACCTCATGACGGCGCTGGATGACAATCTGCAGTTCGATATCTACAGACAACAGGCAGTATTCGTCAAGAAGCTGAAGAGACTTGCATCGAGGTTCGGTGTTGTGATCCTGCTCATAGCGCACCCGAAAAAGGCAGCAAAGGACAGCAAGGGCTTCGAGAATGATGACGTGCTGGGTTCCAGCAACATCACAAATTTCGCTGACATCATCCTGCGGTATGACGTACCCAGCAAGAAGGCACAAGACGCAGACAAGCGCATCCTGGAGCTGACGAAGGGCAGACGAGACGGCAGGAAGGGCAAGATCGATATGATGTATGAATTCAAGTCGAAACGGATCAGCGATAGTGAGCTCGGCATAAATGCGACACTGCTCGCGGCTGTCGACTTTGAACAGGCTGACTCGGATGCGGACATACCGTTTTAGGAGGACAAATGAACAGCAAGGACAAAGGTAAACGAGGCGAACGCATGGCTGCCGCCAAGTTCAGAGAGCACGGCATCGAGGCCAGACGCGGAGTTCAGTATGCAGGTGGCCCTGACAGCCCTGATGTGGTAGGTCCTGAGGGTCTGCACATCGAGGTCAAGTTCACAGAGAAACTGAGGCTGTGGGACGCACTCGCGCAGTCAAAGCGTGACGCCGGTGAGAACGAAATGCCGATAGTCATGCACAAGTGCAGCAGATCCGAATGGGTGGTGATCCAGCCGTTCGATGACTGGATAGAGATGTTTAAGGAGGTAGCTAATGGCAGCAGAATGGAAGACAAGACAGAGAACGATCGGAAATAAAGAGTTCTTTGAGGTTTATAAAGAGATCCCGCAGACAGGCGATATCATCACAAGAGGCGGCCTGTGGAAGACACAGAAGGAAGCAACTATGCTTGCGTTCCGTCTCAATGCGGATGAGTGGGATCGCGAAGCATTCGAATAGGATGGAGGAACGAACATGAGAAGACCATGCGAGACCGTTGAGATGATCCAGAAGGAAAACGGCAATTTCAAATCAGTAAAACATTACAGCTATGTCGCTCTGCTGACTGAGATCGAGGGTGATCAGGTGCAAGCTGTCAGATATGACGGATATACCAGCAAGGAAGCCGGGCTGATCCCGGAGATCGAACAGGATTATCCTGGCTGGAAAATCAAAGGCATCTGGAAGCTCTACGATACGGACTTCAGAGCAGAATAAGTAGCTAACTCAGCGGGGCGGGCAACAACTAAATATAACTTAATAAGGCAAACCATCACACTTGAACCCGTCCCGCTTTGTTACGGAGGAGATTATGGCAACGGTAAACAAAAACAAGAGATTTTTCTAT